GACGCTGACGCAACCATGCCTTCACGCAACGCGTACGCCTGCACCGCCGCCGCAGACATATCAATACCGAAACGTCTGATGGGTTCAGTTTCACCAGCCAACGCAGACTGAAACACCTGTGCCGCTTCCGGAATGTCTTGATTCATCACCGACGCAAAGTCAGCGATGCGGGTCGTCAACTCGTCCGTCACCTCAACAACAGAACGTTCAGAACCAGCGATCTGTTGTGTGAATCCAGAGAACTGCACAGCGAACGCATTGAACTCACGTGCCGACAAACCAACCGCTGTAGCAGCGTTTTCACCCAACGCCAAAATTCCTGCAGACGCGTCACCGAACGTGACGTTGACAGCGTTGATTGATTCACCCAAATCGGATGCGGCAGACACAGCCGATTTCGCAAAGTTGATGACCTCACGTGTGGCGAATGCTGCACCAACAGTTTTCGCCAGATTTTTCATCTGGCCAGACAACCCCTCGGCGGCCTTCTGTGCTTCCTCAAAACCCTTCGGGTTGAACTCCCCGAGGATCTGTATTCTCACACCGCCGCGTGCCATCAGATGTTCTCCAACTTCCTGTTCGTGTCAGCCACAACAGTACCAATGACACGTTGGAACTCGGAAACCACAGCAGGTCTACCAGCAACAATCGCCGGGAACACTGACCGTGAATATCTAGAACCTTTCAACGAACCCAACCGTGGCAAATTGTTGATGAACGCCACACCTCGACCAGTGCGCCCACGTGCATCAACATATTCACCGTTACGCCCAGCCCAATCAAACAATGCGCCAGCCGGGTTCGTCTGTCGGAACTCCATCACCGGCCATGTATGTGTCTGCTTGATATATCGTCCACCGGCACCGATCTTGAAACCACGAACCACAGCGGCAGTGTTCCAACCCAACCGGCCACCACGACCCCAGTTACGCATTGGGCGATCCCCGTAACGCAACGACGAATTCACGATCCGCACCGCATGACTGATGATCGGATCACCAGCCTTCCGAATATCACGCTGCGTACGCCTCACCGTTTCCGGTTCAAACTGACGTAACAGACGATTGAACTCTCGGACACCGGTCACCACATAAGCACCATGCTTGAACTCCATCATCGCTGTTTCTCCCGGTCTTTCGCCTGTTGTTTCAACACGTCGATCATCATGTCAATCATGCCATCTGGAGCATCCATGAGATCGTTAGGGGCGATACCGGTCACCACCGACAATTGAGCAATGGTGTATGTCAGGCTGTTTCGTCTAAAGGGATTTTGTCTGCCTCAATCTCAACAGCGGCAATCCCATCCAACCATGAGTCAAACGGTTTCACCGTCACACCTGACGACTTCTCCGCTTCCCAACCCAACCAGTACACGTGTTCCTGTTTCTGTTCTTTTGTGAACGCGTTGGATAACCCGGTTTTGAAATTGCGTTCAAACGCAACAATGGTTTTGGGACGGATCGGATAAACGTCCTGTGTGCCATCGTCACGGATGACACGCACCTTCCATGTGATCATGGGCAGTTACCTTTCGGTCAGTGGATCAACTGGTTGCGGTAGCGATAGCACCCGAGATCGGCCATGTGACCGAAGCGGATGCGAGATCACCGACAGCACCGTTCAACAACGGCCATTCGGTAACGAGAATCGTCGCAGAGAACACCGGGTTGGTGGCAGACGTAGTGTCGTTCACCGGCTTCACCGACACCGTGGACGTGGCACCAATCAGAGGGGCAATCGTGGCATGCACCTCACCGGCAGCGAAATCCTCATGGAAGTCGAGCGAAATGTTGTGATCACCGAGACCGGCGATACGGGTCACAGCGGAATCACCGAACGCCGTGGTCGCCACCTCAGCATACGATTCCGTGATGGTCACTGACGCAATGTGGTCGGACAGATCGACACCACCAACGGTGACAACCGGGTTCGTCAACACAAACTTACTCATCGCTCATCTCCTCATCGAGATTATCTGTATCTGCGACCTTCACCGCAGATGGTTTCCGATCTTTGACAGGTTCGATGTGACCTGCCGACATCAAGTGTGCCACATCGCCACCCGCCAAATCTGCAACGTCAACAACGTCACCCGGCTGATGGCCACACACCATGTGTGGACCACAAACACGATACTTGCTCATGCGTGAATCCTACAACGAAAATCGACGGACAGATAGGATGCCTCACCCTGTTGGATGATCTGAATGTTCTCGGCTCGTTCCACCAACAACGTCTGCACACGGCCACCCAATGTCCGGTCACCTTCAATGGCGGCACGCACCGAACGATCACCAGAATATGACATGAACTGGTACAACGCTTTCTGGTTCTGCCGTTCCGCTGTGCGACCAACAACCACCGTCACCGTGTACAAACATTCAACGTTGCCACCTGCGAATCCTTGCCAATAGTCAATGGTTTCTGGCATCACGAACGCGCACGGTGGAGCGAACACGTCCGGTACATGATCGTAGGCACGTAACCCTTTGACAGTGGCTAGACGTTCAACTAGCCCGTCAGCGATCTCAATGAGTGTTGCCGCCATCAACTCACCAACACCGATTCATGCCGGTACGGTGAAAGCAACGCAATGGCGACCGGGTGCAATGCTTGACGTAGCCGCATGATCCCAATGTCACCGAACCCGGCGATACCCAATGGTGCCTCAGCGGACTTGTACAACGATGTTGCCTGTATCTGTGCAGCCTGCACCACAGCGGACGGCAAATAGTTGACGTTGGTTGCGTCGGTGGTTGCCCAACCCCAACGTGCCGTCACCTCAACCAATGCCCGCCCATAATCGAACGGGAACTCACGTGACTCCACGGCACGGATCTTCGTGTATGGCCAATCCTGTCCACCCAATTTCCCGTTCAACGGTTCCAACTGGTAATCAGTGCTAGCCCACGTCGTTTCGAATATGCCGTCATCATCCTCATCGGTTTTGACGACAAGATCAGTGGTGGTTGACACGTCATCAATCATCGTGACCCACGGTGTTGACGCAACAAACACCCGTGCCGTAGCGGTCGTGTCAGCAATGAATTGGCGATCACAATGGGCTTGAATCATGGAGGTTGCAGCATCACACGCCATGATCAACCGTGCATCATCTTCACTGTCAGTGTAGGTGATACCCAACACCGATTTCAACGACTCAGGTTCAATCAAACGGGTCACAGCCATCACAACACCTCAACCGTCCATCATACGTCACGGGATGCTAACAGGACTTGATATGGGCCAACCTGCCTGTGATCAACCATCGTCCACCCGGCATCAGTGAACAACGCCGCATAGCCGTCACCGTCCCACGCCCACAAATGGAACTCGTAATGGTTCCGGTCAGTTTCGTTGATCGGTGACGACGCCACCACAAACCGCACTGACTCCGGGATGTTCGCAACGAATCCGTGAGGGTCAACCAAATGTTCCAACATTTCGGTGACCACAACCACATCACCCCACCGCACCTCGCCTGCGAGAACGTCACCCAACTCGACGTTCACGCCACGTTCGGCGGCACCCTCAATGTTGGACGGTTGCAGATCGTAACCCCATTTCGATTCGTTCGGGATCGCATCCATCAACTGCAACAACCCGCCATCACCGGCACCCATATCGGACACTGTGAACCCGTCCTGCCAGATCGAACCGATCATTGCCGCAGCCATCACCAGACGTGGCCTGTGTGCCCTCTGATCGACGTGTGGTGCCCGATCACGTTCCGCATACCACTCAGCGGTTGCATACTCCGGCACAGTGCCCTCAGGAAACAAACGCCACTCCATCACACAACCCCTCGCAACGCCATCTGCACACCCTCACGCAAATCAATCTCCGGTTCATACACCTTACGCATCTCGGTCACATCAGCAACCCGGAAATGACAACCAACTGGACGGTCACCCAAATGACGGATCGCACCCCGATACCCTGCCTCGACCATCACCAACTCTGCCAACTCGTTGAACGACGTGGCAACACCAGTGCCTAGATTCAACGGTTGCTGATAGTCCTGTTCGATCGCGGCAAACACGGCACGCACCACATCCCGAATGTGGATGAAATCACGGACCTGTGTGCCGTCACCCCACACATCAAACGGATCATCCTTCCGTAGACCTCTAGCGATGAACGACGGGAACGGGTAATCCAAATCTTGATCTGTGCCGTAACCGGAGAACGGTCGGAACACGTGAACCGGGATACCTGCATCACGCACATAGTCGGCCAACACCTCACCCGTGAGTTTCACCCAACCGTACGTTGCGTCCGGTGTCGCCACATGCGCAAGGTTGATATCAGATTCAGCCAACCGCCACTCCGACCCGTGAACCTGTAGGAACGTCGGATACGCAGCAGACGACGAGAAATACACGACACGTCCCGGCTGGGTGCGCATCACCCACTGCCAGAAATCTGCGTCAATTGCCAGATCGGTCGCCAC